TCCGGGCGATGTTTGGCGAGCCATCCTGGATCTGATTTCTCAGTTTCCACAATGGACTCCCGTTCATCGCTCCGACCGCTACGATTCACCACCAAGTAGCTTGGTCATGACCGCATTGGAAGCTGCGGTTAGCTGGGTATTGAAACCCACCCAAACCGCAAGAGCTTCGGCAGCCGTATAGCCAGCCGGAGGGATGTCAAAGACGGTATAAACACTCATACCGACCTTGACGTTCTCCGACGGCTTGAACGGATCCGAAGTTAACTTCCCATGGTCGATCCGGACCAACCTCCTCGTACGCTTCCCATAGGTATGGGAAGCGAGGAGCTTGATCAAGCCGTCGCCACTCGTGTACTCCGACTCATCCTGATCCACGCTAGTGCGTGGGAGGGAAGTCGTCGTACCCGAAATGGTTACGGTTTGTGGATCGGCAAATGACATAGGCATCACTCCTAGAGTCCCGTTCGGGGACTCCATTGACGTTTGCGCGTAACAGCGCGACTACTTGGAGTGTCGGGACAAACCCAACGCTCCAGCAATGGAGTACTGGAACGGTGACAAACCGTCCCAGGAAACTCCGAAACCAAAGGGGTTAGCCTTCACCCGTTGCTTTGTTTCCAAAACAAGGGAAATCGGTGAAGTCTGTAGTTTCTTTGAATCTACAGAGTTATAGGTATCCTTAACGATGGTTGATTCCATCATATACCCATAACGCATAACCATGCCGTTGACGAAACTCGAAATGTTGGACATTACATCTCCAACATTCGAGAACCAATCAACAGCCCAGGACCACGGCGCCAGTTCCCAAAGGGTTTCTGGCGTGATCTCCAAGCCGAGTAGTTGTTCGGCTTTGTCCCTCAGATTAGCTACCGCCCGATCATGTGAATAATCGGTAGGCAGGTAATACGTGAAGGCACCGGAGAACCACCTGTTCTGGACGATTTCACGCGTCCTTTCCAGGTCAAACGTGGAAGGAGACCAGTAATTGGAATCGACCATCCCATTCGCAATGAACGGGAATCGACTCCAACTAATACGATTGTAACTAGTCTCCAACTTGCGTGGGAAGCGGTATGTTCTTCTCACAACACGCCCCGCGTCTCTCTCAAACTGACGAATTAATCCGTCAGCTTCGAGGAGACTAACCGCGATCGACTTTACGTCGTTCACGAGGGGCTGCCACCCGAACTCTACGTTCAGGTAGTCGGACCCAGCTGCTTTCGCACGCTGAGTACGTTTCTTCAAGAGCTCTAATGAATGACGTGGAATACCGTCCTTCAAAAGTTCAAGAAGAAACACCGCTGTTTGAGAAGAGGGATCCGCAGGCTTAGCTCGCGCTACTGCAGTGGCTCCAAGAGCCGTTAGGGCAGCCTTACTAGATGCTATATTAGTAGGCCACCCACCTGCAAGAGCAACGAGATCTGGGTTCATTGCATAACAACTACCGTTATAGATAGTTGTATACAATAGACTAGGGCAATTTCC